ATACAGATGTAATATGGATTTTCGTACTTGTCGTATTTGCAATGTAGAGAAGCCAGTAGATGATTACCATAGAAGCCGCGATAAAAGAAGGACAGAGTGTAAGTCTTGTAAGAAACACATTGACGCTAAAAGAGACAGAAAAGTATATGACGATGGTTTCTTTTCCGTGTACTACTTATCAGAACATCACTATGTAGGTATAACAAACTGTATAAAGAGAAGGATGAGTGAGCATAACAGAAAGGGTAAGCCCGTAGATTGTTACGAGATAGTAGGAGAATATAAGACCGCAATAGAAGCACATTATGTAGAGACTATATTACACTTGTTTGGATATAACGGATTTCACTATAAAGGATAAAAATTATGGAAGAGTATAAGTGCTTGGGATGCGATAAGCAAATCCCAATAGTAATAGGAGTAAATCAATTACACTTATGTGATTGTGGAACATTAAATAATATAGGAGATGCAGAATGAAGAAAAAGAAGAAGGGCAAATGCTTTACTATGTTGAGGTGAAATTAGCTTGGAAGATAAAAAGAGGTAGCTCACATATTAATAACTATCGTGATTACCAATTTATAACAAGAGCGAAAACAGTTGAGCATATTAATAGAAGCCCAGAGATGATAGCAAAGTTAATGGCACACTTTGGTCTTACGGGTAAGAAGATATTCGACTTCTATATTAAAGAAGAGATATCAAGAAAAGAAATGACAAGAAGTTTCGCTAACAAAGAAAAGGACTATCGTAAAGAGTTTGGAATTTGACGAGTAAAAAATGTAAGTGTTGTGGTGAAGAAAGATTAATTTCAGATTACTATAGAAGCAGTGCTTTTAAAAGTGGTAGGCAAGCGACTTGTATATTTTGTATTTCTCTAAAAAAGAAAAATTACCACATAGAAAATAAAGATAAAATAAGTAAACAAAAAAAGAAAGACTACATAAAGAATAGACAGCACTATTTAAAAGTAGCTAAAAAATATAGGGACAATATGAAATCTGGTAAGTACTATGTTTACTACTTACCAGAAGAGCATTACATTGGAATAACAGACCATCCAAAAGGAAGAATTTCAAGACATAAATATGTTGGTAAAATAACAGATTGTTGGGAAATAGTCGCGGAATTTGACAATCCGTTTGATGCTGTTATATTAGAGGCGGAATTTCACAGGAGAGGTTACAATGGATTTCAATATATTAGAGAATAATTTAAACTAAGGGCAATGAAACAATTTATTTACAGAGCAGAGGATGTAAGAGACTCTCTAAACACACTGAGAAGTGAAGGAGTAAAGAAAGGTGCTTGGACAGGTTTTGATAGTCTGTTTGACAAGTACTCAATGAAGAAGGGTAGCACTACCTACATATACGCAGGAGCGCACCAAGGGAAGTCTCAGTTCGGTTTTGAGCTTATGATGAACCTATCACAGTACAGCGGATGGAAGTGGGCAGTGTACACTCCAGAGACTGGCTCACCAACTGAGGTGTTCGCAGAGCTGCTGTGGGTGTATCTAAGGAAGCCATTCTTAGTAAACGAACATATGATGGCAACAGACGAAGAGAAGGAGTTAGCGATGACCTTTGTCAATGACCATTTCTTCTTGGTGGACAGCGGTCTTCAAGACCTTTCCATAGAAGGTTTCTATACAGCTGTTGAAACAATAGAAGAAGACAACTTTATAGAAATAGATGGGTGTATGATTGACCCCTTTACAGAGATACGCACAGACATAACAAGCGGTGTAAGAGACGATATAGCTATTGGGCAAGTACTTACCAAAGTCCGTAAGCATAGTGCTGAGAAGAACTATCACACCATTGTAACAGTACACACTAAACACCAACAAGCGAAGTATAAGAACGGTATACCATATGTTGATATACCTACTATGAACGATATCGCAGGGGGAATGCAGTGGTCAAGGAAAGGTATGATGGTACTTAGCGTATGGAGATGTCCCTTTGGATTAGAGGATGAGAACGGAGTACCATACGAAGCTAATCAAGTTAAGATTACCGTTGTTAAAGCAAAGCCGAAGATTGTAGGGAAGTTGGGTTCGGTTACATTATTCTATGATAAAATGAAAAACAGATACTATGAAAAAGACAGAGATGGTAAACCACAGTACGCTTACCCACAGTCTAATTCTTAGTCGTAAGATAGCCTTTGCAGAATTGATTCGTGCCTTCTTAAAGTTTAACGTAGCCTCCGCAACGGGGGTTACGGTTACAGCTAACGGAGATATTATAATTAATGAAGCATTGTTTAAGGTAGATATAAGCGACTACACTGGAAAAATTGAGGACGTTGGGTATATATTCTTTAACCCTTCAAGCGGTAGGTTGGTTATTGAAAAGGGAAATGTTAATAAAGTTTATAAGCTGGAGGTTAATCTGTTAGACGAGTGACGTATATTAAAGATATGCAGGAATGGCAACAACAAATATTAGATAAGGAAATGATAAGTACAAAAGACTTAATAATAAAAACATCTACGGAGGTGATGAACCTCCTGCTTGAGAAGAACGCTGCTTACGGGGACTCCGCCCTTAACCCCGTAGGCATCTTCTCTCGCGGTAACGCAGTAGACAGCTTGTGTGCAAGGATTGACGACAAGTTGATGCGTATAAAAAGCAAGGGGATTACAGATGCTACCGAAGATACTGTGCAAGACTTAATCGGTTATCTTATACTACTGAAGATAGCTATAGAAAATAATAAATTATGACTTGGAAGAACAAAGAGGACGCACTCTTCCATCACCTAAAGGATACCTATATCAAAGACCTTAAATGGTCTGAGGGTGAGTACAATCATTACGATTGTTATTCCGAGTTCACAAGTACAGACATAGAACTTAAGTGTCGTAACAAACACTATGATGAGCTTCTTATAGAGAAAGCTAAGTACGAGAAACTGGTAAGTAGGGCTAAACGCCATCGTACTATTCCTGTTTATATATCACAAACCCCACAAGGTATTTATGCGTTTAACCTCGCTACTGTGCCAGAACCTATATGGGAAATAAGGGGTATGCCAAAGACATCACACTTCTCACAGCGTCAGTTCGTTAACAAAGAAGTAGGATATCTACACATAAGTAAAGCCAAGGTATATGCATAACATAACGCTTAACCTTCCGAAACCACCAAGCTTAAACGCTTACTATTCGGGCAGACATTTTTCAATAAGAGTTAAACATAAAAAAGAATATTTTGCAGCACTTGATAAAGCATTTGAGAACTACGATGAGTTTTTTGCAGAAAGTTTTAATATTCACGTTTTCCATAATTCCCGCTATGATACTGATAATTGTATTCTGGCTATCAAATTTACGGCTGATTACCTCCGTCATCGTAACTGGGTTAAAGACGATTCTAAGAAATACTTTAAACACCTTTCGATTAAAGTTGACGAGGCTCTACCAAAGGATATTTTCAGAGTAGAGTTAAAATTATACGGATATAAAGAAATTTAATATGGAAAAAACATACCAGACTTGTAAATTAATTAAGACTAAGATAGATAACCATCTACAAGAGATGTCATCTCTATTTGCTAATCTTGGAACCGACTCCACAGAAGAGGAGGTTATGCAAGCTTACTTAGAAGAGTCTTATCTGATAGATAAAATAGAATGGCTTGACCCTGTGAAGGGGAGAGGCCTTCGCACAAGCTACTAAACGCTATGAACTTTGAAGAGTACTACGAAGACATTACCGATACAGAGGCTAATCTCCTTATCGATATATACGAGGCAATCGATGCACTGGTATACCACCGTCAGTCAGTCACATTGGTACGATTGGCACACGAGTTGAACATAAGCTCCGCAGAGCTGTCCGACTACTTGCCAACTATCATAACTATACTAAACAAGGTTGAAGAATACTATGAGGTACGACAAAAGCCAGATTGAGATTGAGGCTATCACCTCTGTCCGAATAGGCAGGATAACAGAACCCCTTGGTGTTTTTATATTGCAGAGAGCTATAGAAGTAGCTGGTTCAGCATTTATTACTAATGGTGATAAGGAGCTGGAGCAAGCGTTGATAGACGCTGCTGTAATGCGAACTTGTGAGAAATTCTTAGACTACTACGAAGAGGGCAAGAGTGGTGCAAACCTAATCATCACGATGATATACTCTACGATGATAAATAGAATAGTTTCTCTGAAGTGGAAAGATGTCTACGGAGCAAATATAAAAGGAAACGTCATTGTTATTGAGGACGGGAATAGAGTTACCAAGTTAGTCAAGTACACTAAAGACGATTATTTAAGCGAGAAGTTATGATAGATATTTATAATGAGTGGATATTAGTAAGTGGGTTAGGGTTTATGTTTTCCTATCTGTTTATATTTGAGCCTTACGGTTGGTTGATGGAAAGGTTCTTAACCTTTAAGCCCTTCACCTGCGTCCTGTGCCTCTCTTTTTGGTGTAGCCTTATGATTTATGCTTATATGGATTTAAACCTCTTATACGCCATCTATACGGCTTTAATCGCTGAGTTGACCTATAGGAAGTTGGTGAATGAATAGTGTAAATTCTAATACCGACTGGAGGTTCCTCTATTGGGATGAACAAGAATCAAATAACGAAGAAAATGAAGAATCTGAATAGCAGTTTCCACCTATACTTTAAGTACAGTGAGTTTGACTCTCCAGACATTGAGGGTAGCCACGATAAGATGAGCGTAGAGTTCCTTAATAAGATAGCCTTTGCCCGTGCAGTAGCCGCTTGTGCCTTTAAAATTACAAGTGGATATAGAACCCCAGAACATAATAAAAAGGTCGGAGGAGTGCCTAATAGCAGCCATACCCTTGGTAGAGCTTGTGATGTATACGCTCCTACCTCAAGACAAAAGTACCTTATTGTAACAGCAGCCTTAGAAGCTGGTATCAATAGAATAGGAATAGCTAAGAATTTTATACACCTCGATGATGACCCTTCTAAAACAGAAGACGTTATCTTTACATATTAATAAATAAATAATAGACAATGAACAATACAGATTTTGGGTACGAAGATGGATTTGCAGACTTCGTAGATGAGCTAACAAACGATAAAGGGAATGACAGAGCTTGCTCTATTGATAACCCTGATTGCGAAGGGTGTGGTAGTTAGTTATGGGTATTCTAAAGAAGATACTGGCGGGGGGTGCGAAGGAGACTGTGGATGCGGTGGTCAATGCGGTAGATAAGTTTATATCTACACCCGAGGAGAAAGAAGAGATAAGAGCAGCTATAGAAAAGGAGATATCTTCTCGTTGGAGTAGTGACCTATCCTCAGACTCTTGGTTAAGCAAGAATGTTAGACCATTAACACTTGCAACCATCGTTGTGTTCTTAGTCCTTATGACCTTCTTTGAAGGCATAGGCATCAGTAGCGTAAGCGAAAGATGGATAGGACTATGGGAGCTTGTAAGCGTAACAGTTATTGGAGGTTACTTCGCTGTACGAACAGTAGATAAACGAGGTAGGATAAAATAGAAAGGGGCTTCGGCCCCTTTTTTTATGTGTTCTTTTTTCCCTTGTTCATCTGCCACCACCTTTGCGCAGTGTAGCCGATAGATGCTAAAAGGAGTATTATTTTCAAGATGTTCTCAAGGTCAGAGAATGACACTAAAAATGTAGTGCTGTTAATCAAAAGTAGTTTCAAATCTGTTTGTCCCATTATGGATTATAGGTTACAC